GGGCTTATGTTATTCCCGATGAGACCACGTCCCCCATTTGATTAAAAAAGCACGAAAAAATACTTGACAAATAATCTGTCCTGTGGTATTATAATTATAGAAACAAGGAGATTGTATAAAAATAAGGAGGAACAAGTTATGTTAAATGGTAAGATTGTATGGGACGAAAGTTACGGACAGGGTTCATATAACTTTTATAAACAAGCGAAAGAAGTTGAAAGACAAATAAATAACGACGATTTTGTAATAGGAATGGTGATAAAAGTAAATGATGAAATTCGTACTAGAATAGCTAGAATTTTAGAACGGGGTGAAACTGATAATACAGGGCGTGCAATAGATTATTGCTTAAGAAGCACTGGAAGATACTTGCATAGAATGTATTATATAAAAGATGGGCATAAATATATGACTACTATAGATTTAGTATTGAAAAAATTTATTTTAGAGATTGATTAAAAGGAGTAATAAAAAATAACCTCACCAAATTGGTGAGGTTATTTTAGTTTTCATACTCAGTTTATCTCGGGATGCCATAAATGCCTAATGTGTATACAGCGTCAAGCGCTGGGTGCGTACTACTAAACGCATGGTCAATAACATTAGTACTAACCGTGATGTGCGTATCATCAACTATATCCAGTTTGACTGATATTGTAGACACAGTGTTTGTCGCCCCATCTTTTAAAACCTGTTGACAACCGACATATTTTTTCTTGTCATTTCTATAAGCAAATAATGGGCTAATACCTGCGTTTGTTTCAATATATAAAAATCTGTAATTTGTCAAGCTGTCGCTAAGTGCAACACTTGAGTTTTTAATACTGCCTGTCCACAGTGCTACGTCTTTATTCACATTATCGGCTTTAGCGCTGGCATTATTAGCGGTCAAAAGTGCGCTGTTGGCTGTCTGCTGTGCACTGTCAGCTTTTCCATCTGCTGTGGTGGCTGTGTTCTGTGCTGTTTTTACACTCTCTTTTAAACCTGTAACATCTGTCTGTAACGTTGCAATAGCGCTTGTATGTGACTGCACAGTTTTTTCAACTTCGCCAACTCTAGCAATTGCGCTTCCAGCGTTCTGTGAAGCTGTGGTGGCTTTATCGTCTGCCTCGTGAATCCCTGCATCAATTTTAGACATATCAGAATTATAATCTCCTAAATATGTCGGTTTGTCAGTACCGATATACTGGCTTAAGTCATAGTAAGTTGTTTTGTTTGTTGAACTCATAGTTTTAAAATCCTCCTTCAATTTATAATTTTAACGCTGTTTTTGCGTTACTGTCAAATGTGTAAGCGCTTAAGGCTTTAGACTGGAATGCTGATACCGTTAATAATAAAGCGTCAAACTCACTAGCTGTAATTGGGTTATCAAAATGCAATTCTGCAAGTTTGTAAATTACATCTTGATAAAAAACATACTTACCTGTAAACGGGTCATGCATATATAAGTTGCTATCTACTCTGAATCTTTTTGCACCGTATAAGTCAAACTCTGTACAGTTAATTGATAACCCGTCAAATTCTGTGCAAGTTAAATTTAAAGAATCAAACTCGTTGCATGTCAAAGCATAATAGCGTAGATTGTCATACATATCTGCTAGCGCTTGGTTCAGACTCGTTCGATATCCTCTTACGGGGTTTAACACCTCCATGTTATTTGGCACATAGTCATTGATGTAATCATAGAGTTTTTTAACCTCCGTGTCAATATGCGCTCTTGTCTCAGCGTTTAGGTCATAAACCAGAATGTTTAACGCACTGATTTTATCAAGTAAATTTGTCTGTACTTTATTGATTTTTTCGTCAAGCTCATTATCCCTAGTGTCCATATCATGACGGATATTTGTTTCAACTTCCGTGATATGGTTGTAGATATCACGGTTAAGTCCGTCAATATACGTTTTCAACTCTGAAACTTTTTCGTCGGTGTACTGTTTATATGCATCTGTGAACCCGTTGATTGCGTCAATACATTCATTGACTTTATATCCTATATAGCACAAACATTCATAGTAACTCTGTTTATTACTATATACACTAGGGATATCGCAACAAAGTAAAGGAACTATAGGCTTTAATTCTTCTGTCATACCTTTCACCTCCTTATCACCAAACTTTTAGAAACAAATCTCGGCAAGCTTCTACAAGTTCTCGATTGATATTCTGTATTTGCTCTCGGTATTTTTCGATTGCTTCACTCGTTGATTTTCCTCTTAGCCCTATCTCTTTCGTGTCTCTGTCTCTTTTACTGTCTTTGTTATCGTTTCCTGTGTGTTCATTTTTTGCATTTGTAGTCGTGTTATTGACAGTTTCGCCTCTACTCATAGCACTTGCGTAGTCTTGTGTAGCTACGGTGACTTGTGGATTGTCACTATCAATATTTTGGTAGTTTTGATTGTTTTTTACCTCGCTGTTTCCTGCATCTGTTGAGTTAGTTGTTGTTTTTTCGTTTCCTTTTTCTGCTTCTGTGATTGTTATATTTACATTTGTAAAAGGGTTATCGTTTTGAATTGCATTATACAATTTTGTGTAATACGGTGTCAATTCATACATTTTTGCTAGAAAAGCAGTTTTCCACATCCCTAAAGTTTCAAAACCTATATAATTATTCCAATACCTAAGTAAAAAATATGTCTTAAAAGTATACAGGTCTTTTCTATCTTCTGAATAAAAAGGAAAATCAAAGTCAAAAAAATTTCCTTGTGTTTTGTCAATGATTCTTTGTACAGATAAGTCCATGCTCCATAGTTCTTGGGGCGGAATAAAGCTTTCACAAATTTCTTTAACAGTCGTTGTATATTTACTCAATTTCGTCACCCTCTTTCCCTTTTTGCATATACTTGTCAGGGACATATCCGTTCACCATGGTAGGCAGTTCACTGTTAAAGTCAACTGTCACATTCAGCCCCCATAACTCATTTATAGCGTCCGCACATCTTCTTCTTAATGTTAGTCCTACATTTCTGTTAGCTTCAATCTGTCCGTTGTTCCCAGCTGTCTCGCCAGTGACAAGACGCTCGCCTTTTTCTATAGGATTGCTTTCATATCCTAAAGATGTCAGTACCTGTGACCATAAATCCCTCAACTCCTGTTCACATTTATCCACTATATAAGGCGCGCCCATGTTTAAAGCTTTGATATCCTTTAAATTTAATGAATCTGAAAGTTTTATAATAGGTAAATAATTGTCGTATTCTTCGCCCACTATTTCAAAGCTTAATTTTTCGTTGTCTGATGAAGAAAGTGCAACAGGTGTACGCTGAGCATACATATTAATGCCTTTTGTTTTCCAAGTATTAGCCATAGCGTCAGCGTACATTAAAGCTTTGTAGTAGTACGGCATTGTTGAGTAGTTGCTCCATAATATACAGCTATTTTCTTTTCCATATTCCTCTATATAGCCGTTAGCTGTGTAAGCAATTCTATCTTGCGGAATATTGTAAATATCGGGCAACCCCGATAATGCAACTTTCATAAAAGCGTATCCTGCGATATCATCTTTGATGAATACACCAAGACCATGCCAAAATAGTGTTTGTTCAATGTACATTGGTAGTATTTCTTTAGGCAAATCATTCCATGTATACCTATTTACAAATATGTCAAAAATGTCGTAAAAGAAGATACTCTTAATTGTTTCAAAATCACTACTTTTCTTTTTATTGACATTTCGTTCAAAAATTCGCAATGGATTTCTCATTTCTACGCACCCCCTTTTAATCGTTGGATAGTCCATAATTCCCTATATCGTCAGTATGCCACAAAGTTACACCGTTGTCAAATATATTTCGTAACTTTTTCAACTGGTCTAAATCAATGTCCCCCGTAAATCCACAATGAGAAGTTTTCACATAGTTCCAATATGCTCTTGAGTGCACATAAGGGGTTGCAATTTTATTGATCGGGTAACCAAACTGTTCGAAAAAGCTGTCTGCCATTTCTGCAAATTGTCTTTTACAGGACATTTCATAGAAATCAACACCGCACTCCTTGATACCTGTCAATACATTTTCTGACAATGCTTTTCCATGCGTCACTCCCGCATTTCTCGCTCTGTCTGTTTGATTTGCTAACATTCCAAGAGCGTCCCAAAAAGCGTTCGTAGTTTTCCCGAGCCCGTTAAGTCCTCCTTGTAAACTTCCTCCAGCCAATCCAGCAATAGCTGTGCCTGTTCCTATGGTAGCATCGACAGCCGTATGAACTTGTGATAGAGCGATTGAACTTTTGTTTTGCGCTAACCACGCGCGGTAAGTGTCAGAAGAAAAAGAACACATTGGAAAAGAAGAGTTAATGAGCGCTTCGCTCATTAGTCCATGCCCTAACTCTTCACGTGTTTTATAATTTTTAGGCGCTGTTAGAACTTGCGGTAGAGTTGCAATTGTACCATAGCTGTCGAACTCAAGAGACTTATCGCGGTTATAGCTGTATTCATATCTGTATATATGTGTATTGCCTTGGTTATTGTCAGCCAAACAAAATAACCAAGGATAAGAGTATAACTTTTTATTTTTTGGTTTATATCCCTCGAATACGTTGTCGGATATCTGCATAGATGTAATTTTAGGTTTTATTTCTTTTCCGCCTAAAGCAAGTGTACATAATTTTGGGGACATGAATAATCCTATGACTGCATCTTGCGCGCCTTGGTTGTTATAATCCTCTAATAACGTGTTAATCCCTTTTAGTCCATCTTCTGTAGTTACATCATAATGTCCGATACTGCCCCAACAATAAACGCCGTTTTCAACGCGACCCTCAAACCAGCTTTGTTCAGTTGTTCCTCGTGTTACAAAAGCGCAACACTCGGTTGGTGTTAAGTCTAATTTTTTGTGACGTGATACAATCGTTTCGCCTGTTTCAATATTTACGGGTGTGAGATTTGCTCCTATTTCATCTTTATTTCTCGGTATGTGATGATACTCCACAAAACAAGGCTTAATATTTGCTTCGTAAAAGTTGTTCTGAAACACATCTAAAGAAAAGTTGATTCTAGTTGTTTTTTCAGAGAGCCACTCAATAGAATCGATAAAGCAAAAAACCCATTCATCAGATATACCGCTATTCTGAAACGCTAAATAATTGAGATTAAGCGCTTTCATTTCTGTGAATGGTACGCGGATATCATAGCTTCCCACTTTAATCGGTGCAAGATGTGACAAATCAACTCCGTTAATATATTTACGATATAACTCTAAATGATTTAGCAAATCTTCTTTTGAATTGTATAATCTAACGTGCTCATACTCGTCCGACCATGGCACACCACTGTACAATCTTAATTTTGTTTCGGGGTCGCGTGGTGCGACCCCTCCTTGAACAGGTAAATTTATCATAGATAACGACCTCCGTTAAATTATGACGCTTTTGTTATACTTGCTGTTTTTGTAATTGTTTCATTTGGTCTGTAAATCGCTTTTAATACGATAGTTCCTGTCTCGTCCGCTCCTGTGTGCAACAGATGCGTACCAGGAATTACATACGTCTTAGCAGAAGTAGCACCGCTGTCAACTTCAAGCGTCACTAAATTCTGATGGTATGTACCTGTTCCACCTGTTACAGTTACCTTTACTTCTTGTGTCTGCCCAGCTGTGTAAGTTCCAGCTGTAACGGTAAGTGTAGGTTTATCAACAACTGTATCAGTTGTAAAGACTCGAATTGGGTAAAATGGACTAGCGCTCACCATTTCCACCTGTGTATATAAATAATTCCATGATAACACATTTGCCAATCTTTGGTCAGTCATTTCTTTGAACTGGTCGCGCACATTGAAGAACCGCACGTCACAAAGAACACCCTGGATAGCACTATTTGCGAATTTGTCTACAATCACCGTCTGAACCGCTACGTCTGCTTTGTCCATGTGGAATGCATACGCTAAAGCGTCAACACTAATCTGTGCGTTTACTTCTGGTGTTGTAATCCAAATCAAATTTGTTGGCATAGCGTGGGACGTTGCACCAGCTGGGTTATTTTCTGGCAATGGGAAACCAAACTCCCCGACTGCTCTTTTGACCTCAATCAATAATTTTTTCGCTGATGCTTCATCAACAATCGCGTCAACGGTCACTGCTGGAAGCACCTCTTTTTCATACCCGACATTAATCAAATCACGCATAGCGAGATATTCATCCCAGTTCGCTGCTGTGATAGCGCTTTCCATTTTTGCCATAATCATATCACGGATACCGTACTCGCTTGTAAAAGCTTTTCTAAGATTGTCATATGTAACCGTCACAGGATACTGAATTTCAAGATTGACATTATGGAACACGCTCATGATATAAGACTGATACTGCTGGAAGGCGTATTTAAAATCTGCCTGTGAATCATAAACATGTCCTTTACACATATTCACATAAGTTTCCTCATGTGTCTCACCGTATCGCATCGGCTCTTTTTTGAAACGTGCTAACGGATTTCTCCACGCGATACTGTCCACGGTCTGCATACCGATACGATTAATTAATGACGGTACAATTTCATTTCGAACAGGAGCAAAATTCAGAATGTTATCATAAACAGTCTGTAAATTGTCTGAGACTTCCACAGGCAAGTGGTTCTGAACCTCGAAAGAAAGCTCCTGTTTGACTGCTTTTAAAATGTTTTTATTTGTTACGTCTGCCATTTGTTAAAACCTCCTTACTCTGTTTTACCGTTAAAGTCTAAATCTTCGACGGTAATTTCTTCTGTTTCGTCTTTTGACTCGCCTTTATCATCTGCACGAGTCGTCCCCTCTGCCATTTTTTCCTTAAAGCGCTTTTTATACTCGCTCTCTAGCTTTAAATACTTGTCTTTCCATTCGCTGTCTGTTTCTCCGTCTCTTTCTCCCTCATAATTCTGCAAAAATTCAATTGCGTCACCGTGTTCCTCCACGTCTGCTACAGCGTCAATTAATTCGCTTAATGCTTCTTTAAAATCCATTTATTTACCTCCTTTATTTATAGTGTCACCCTTTTACGGTATCTATTATATCACCACGGAAAGAAAAAATAAAGAGGCATTTTTCTTTTTCTTGAATGTGGGTGTACTGGATATGGCGATAATGGCTGCAAATACGCATACCATTTTAATGCATTCTTTTTTCTGTCGTCTTCTTTTTCAACTCCTGCACGTTCAAAATTCTTTAAAAATGCAGACGCTAGATAATCTGGTTCTTTCGTAGACTTACGAAACTCTTCCCACGATATCGGATAGTTTGTAGTCTCAATCCACTGTCCGCTACTTACTGTTTCTTCGTCAAGCCAAACGCATTGATAGTAACCGTTTGTAATATCGTAACCGTTAGCATTTGCCCAGTCTGTATAAACTGTTGCTGGTGTCCATTGGACAAGCCCGTAACCTCCATTATAATTTCCCTCTTTCAAAGACTGCCATAATTCTGGGTTGATATTGGACTCTATCTCCATATTTCCTAGCATTCCTGCAATCGCGTTCAATGTAAAATCTTTGAAAAACATTGTACTGTAAAATACATATGCATTATTTTTCATTTCCTCTTCTGTCAAATAGCGGTTTCCGTGAATCCATTCGAGGGTCATACCAGCACTATCGCCATAACGATATATCTTTGTCCACGCGGACGGTTTTGCTATATATGTGTTAATGCTTACTTGGTCTGGTAGTGGATAGCGTCCACTGTGCGCGCCCATGGTGACACCGCCACCCCCAACACCATTTCCACTATATACCATCTCCGTGTGTCCGCTACGCCACACGATGTCCCCAGCTTGCCACGCTTCATTAATGTTAATTTCTTTGAATCCAGCTTGTAATAAGTAACCCTCTTCTGTTCTTGTCGTAAACCATGGATTCACTGAGAAAAATCCTGCTTCTGTTAACGCTTTTGATATGAAAGAGCTACAATCATAATAAGTAATACCGTTCACGGTCTGACCTCTTCTATATTGCTGTGAATAGCCAATATTAGGGGCATTGCAGGCGTTGACCGCCCACTGATATGCTACATTGATATTTGGCATTTTTACTGACCTCCTTAAAATGTTTCACGTGAAACATTTTTGTTCCACGTGAATAAAAATTAAATCATATATAGCATATCTTTTGCGTAAACAATTTCAATACCACAAGCGCGCGCCAGTCCTCCTCCAAATGTTCCTGGATGTTCCACCCCGTTCGGGTCTTTTCCCTGTAATAAGCATAAGATTTCCAGTGCTGTGACTAAGTACTGCGTTTCCCCTCGTTTCACATAATGACGTCCAGCTTTCGCTTTTGTCTTTTTACCAACAAGCCCGTCCTCCGTAATCGTGCGACCGTAATCCATGTTCATAGCGTGCTGTACCACACGCACAGCCATTCTTTTGGTATTTCTTCCTACAATGCCGTCAACTGCAATTTGAACACCTGTAAAATTAATGGCGTGCTGTTGCCCCGTAGCAATCAGTTCGTTTCTTGGGGTTACGTGCGTTGGTGGACTCTGTGGGACATTAGGTGTAGGATTTGAAGCTCCATAGTCTTTGTAAACGTGGTTCACATCACATCGTCCGTTAATACCGTCAACCGTTCCATTACTGGAATATTGCCAAATGTCTACATTCTCTACACCTAACACATTCGCATATCGTGCAATCCACAGGTCATACCCCCATGTCTCACCAATATAATTCTCGTACCAGGATTTGCTGGCGTAAATCCCAGCTTTATATCCATGTGTCAGCATAGCATCGCAAAAACGCTTTGCGTTGTGCTTTGCTACAGACTGTGTTCCTTTTTCCTCGCTGTCGAAAAATACAGGTAAATTAGGAGTGTGCCCCTGTAATAATCTAAGGCAGTGATTGATTTCACCCTCAATTCTAGCTGTTGTTTTTGCATAGGAATAAAAATACACTCCGTATGGAATGCCCAACCGTTCGCACTCACTGACATTTCTTGCCCACTGTTTATCATCTTGTGATGCCATATCCTGTCCATATCCGCATCGAATAAGCACATAATCGACAGCGTTTTTTAATCGTTCAAAATCAATAATACCATTATGATAGGAAATGTCAACCGCTTTTTTACTCATGTTTGATATCCTCCTTACTATCAAAAATGTCACAGATACGTTGTAACGCTAATGTGTTATTATTCAGTGCGTTCGTAATATCTGTCATTTCTTCCTTGTGTTCTTCCGTCATTCTTTCAATTTTTTGGTCATTTTTGTCCTCTCTGTACTTTACATACCACATGGACGCACATGCAACCACGGTCGGAAGCCCTAAACTATTAATTAATGTGATAACTTCATTTGCCATGATATCAACTCCTTTTTTCTATCATAACACAAATAGAAATATTTGTAAATAAAAAATGTTTCACGTGAAACGTTGTTCGCATGAAACATTTTATGTACGTTACAAAATAATCAATGCAAAGGGAACGCAACGCCAAAAATTGATATCAGACTACTTGTCTATGTGCGCATATATCAATTACAATGCTTGCATTATTTTGGGTACAGCATTATAATAACATATATCATTAAAACTGTCAATGTTTCACGTGAAACATTAAAAAGATATGACATCAAATATCATGTTCTTACATTCCAAATTTTCAAATAGAAGCAACCCTCTGTTAAAATATTCCCGTAGCATCGTAACGATATAATGTGTTGAATTTACTCTAATAGCTGTGTTGTCTATAACATCAGTTTTTATAAAGCATATTCTCGTTGGAAAACTATCGTCTGCACCTGTTGATACATATAGACAAGCATCATATTTTCTGACATTATACAGGTTATCATTAAATTTAATTGTACAAATATAACGTGATTTTCCACTTGGCTTACCAATTAAACATTCATTATCGTTTAGATATTTATTTTCACTTGCGTATGCGTTATAACTAGCATTTTTAAAAGCTCGTGCAATACCACTTTCTTGATATGCTGTTGATGCATTTTCATTGTAAGTTCGTTCAAACACCCATCCATCGCCTCGTAAAAATTTTGTGTCTTTTTTTAACATTTTGTTGATACCAAACTCCTTATAATAAGGATTTAATAGTGATACTGTATTTGAGGACATATATAAAACCACTCTTCTATGCTGTTTACCGTGACCAGAACTGATTGTGGTACATAATGATAACAACTTATTTACTTCATTTGGCAAATATATATTATCTTCGTCTTGATACTCATCAAAAAATATAGAGCGTATATTGACAAACAGTCCACGCATTTTTTTATATTTTCTTGCTACATTTAAAGCCAAACAATAACCGCATGGCTCTTCATTGATAAATAACTGTACTAATGAGCCTCGCATCAAGCGCTTTTCAGTCATAACATAACCGTCAAATGCTTCCGCAATATCACCAAAATATGTATCTGCACATTCTGTCATATCAATGACATTTCGATATAAATAAATGAACTGATTTTCGGGTCTGTATTTATCTTTTAAAAAATCGGAAACTTGTCTACATTTAATAGAGTAACTTTTCCCAGCTGTTCTGTTTCCATCTACAATATATATATCGGGTGTGTTCCCGTATTTATCTTTCATAGTTAATAATCTTTCGCAATGATAATAACCATCATTAATCATTTAAGTACCTCCTTAATGTTTCACGTGAAACATTTATTTTTTTAAAAAAGAG